TCCACCTGCATAGTTATAGTTTAACAAGTATGTATTTAAAATTGCACTAGAAAATGGATCAAATGATGATGCAGCAGGTCCTGTCTCTAAACCAACTGTTCTACGAAATACTTCACGTACTGTTGTAACTTCTTGTGGAAGGATGTAAGTGTATTGATTATTTTCTACGGTAAGTAGGCTATACGATTCTTCATAAGCATTAGTAGCACGTTGCCTATATGTTGCAATCGCATATTGATATGCTGCCTCATAATGCTCAGGATCTAATTCTAAATCAACTATTCCCCCACCTAAACGTAAGCGAATATTATTGAATAAAGCTTCTTTTTGTTGTTGAAGTGGTGGTAATACAGGTGTAACGGACATAATGTACTCTCAGGTTGTGAAAGTATTTATTCAGTTTCATCCTGTATTTCATATTGATTGCCACAATCAGGGCAAATAAAGCAACAAGCTTGTGAAACATACACAAACCCATGCACATGCCCACACTCACCTTTAAGAATGCTGAATGTAGATTGCTCTGTTGTCGTTTGCATTACTTCAACAGATTTGACAAACAAGTTCAAAGATCACCTTCTTTACGATTTTCACTGTACCATGGATCAAATGAACCACTTGGATATCGTGATTGCAATTTAGTTACATTTTCAGCAATCACATCATTTGGGTTTAAGTCCAACGCACGACACATGTTAACCCAATACCACATAATATCACCAAGTTCACGCTTCATGTGAAATAAGTTTTCTTCATTAAGAGGTTTACCCTGAAAAACCATTTTTTTAACGATTTCCATAAGTTCACCTGTTTCAGAAGATAACCCCATAACACCTGTTAACATCAATGGAACATTAATATTCGGTCCATGTTGATTATTGGCAAAATCATAATTACCATCAATAACATCCAACCTATTCATAAATGTAGTAAGATCATTACTTGCTTCACTTGTTACTGCTTTTACAAAATCTTGGTATTTGTTTAGATCAATTTGTTTCATTAATTTACCTTTAGTATAATAACTGTTTCACTCATCCTACCACTAGGTATGGTTTGTAAGGTTTTGATATCCTTAAAAAACTTTCTAGCTGCAGGTTTGCCACCACTAAACAACTCTTTTAATTGTTCAGCAGGTTTACGTAACGTTTTTGTACCACTTTGTACGCTATCAAACCCTACTATAGTTGTACCTTTTACAGTCATGGTTTGTGCATGTTGATCAGCAACCAAATATGATAGTCTACGTTTAGCTGTATCATACAACCAAATCTCCGTTGCGCCAACTAATTTAGATGGATTGACACTACGTAGTCCCAACGTTTCTTCTTTTAATTGAAACTTAATGTTTTTAACAAGCTGTTCAGGTGTAACTACTTTTTTCTTTCTAACAGGTTGCTGTGACTTTTTGATATTAACATACCCATTAATATCTGAAATAATGGTTTCACAAAACTTAATCAAATTTTTAATTTGAGTTTTAGTCAAATGAGAATATCCTAAAACTAAGTCTTTATCTTTTTGGTTATAAACAGATTGAAATTCATCCAATCTTTTTTGCCAAGTATCAATTAAAATCGATGCATGCTGTGGCAATATATTTTTTTCAGTTAATATAGCGACTGTGTTAAGTTCAGTTTGTTTTTTAGTCCTGCTTAAAAAATAATCGTCAAACGCACCTTCAAGTTCACCACATACTTCATGCGCACGTTCACGCATGATTTCTTGTATGTTTGGTTTATGACTTTCTTCTTTTTTAATAATGGTTGGTTTGGCTAATGTTTCTAATAATCTTGTTACTTCATTTGATAGTATATTTGATTCATGGTCTGTTAATTCTAAACCACGCATGTTCATTCTAGCTAACCAACATAAGGTCACCATAAATTCACTATCACTGACATTGCGCATTGCTTTGGCATGGTCAGTATGCCCTAACCATTCTAAATATTGTACTAACATTTCTTTACCATCTTTTTTGTCAAAGAAACGTGTATACCATGTAAACGATCTTGCTAAGGCATGTGCACGTAAATCAGGATCAGGTTGCATAATAAAATTAGGCTCATAACCATAGTATTTGTAGTCAGTGTCCCTAGGGACTAAATCCTTAATCGTTGATTTCTGCTCATCTTTTTTCATGTGTTTATTTTTCTTACTCATATCAAGGTTCCAATGTACTCTATTTACAACAATTTAGTCAAAACATTCAGATAAATATATAAATCATGCCAAAACTAAGTCTGTGGAGACCACAAAAATCAAATGATTACCGCTTCTTTGATAAAACAATCAAAGAAATGTACACGGTTGGAGCAACTGATCTTTATATTCATAAGTATATTGGATCAAATAATCCACGCAACAATGACGTTACCACGCCTGTCTATGATCAGTTAGATCCTACTAATATTCAAGACTTAATGTGGTTAGAAAACCGTGATCGTAAATACGATTCTAGCATATATCGTTTACGTGGTCACTATAACGTGTCTAACATTGATTTCGATTTAAGTCAATTTGGATTGTTTTTAAGTAATGATACTATTTTTATCACTGTACATTACAATGATATGATTGACATACTAGGTAGAAAATTAATGGTTGGTGATGTGCTTGAATTACCTCACTTGATTGATTATCATCCATTAAATGAAACCATTCCCGTAGGATTAAGAAGGTTTTATCAAGTCACTGATGGGAATTTTGCTAGTGAAGGTTTTAGCCAAACATGGTTTCCGCATATGTGGAGACTAAAAGCAGAACCACTTGTTGATAGTCAAGAATTTGCAGATATATTACGACAACCAATTGATACGGATAATTTTATGGGTGATTGGAACAACACCGTAACCTACGAACCAGGCTACACCGTCATGTATGGTGATAAAGTTTATACACCAAAGCAACCCGTACCTGCAGGTATTCCTCCACCTGATCTTGTTTATTGGGAATTAAGTACACAGCAACAATTAAAAGATATTATTTCTACCTACAATAAAAATATTGAAATTAATAATAAAAATCTTGAAGAAGCAGCACGTCTTGTACCTAAAGGTGGTTACAATCGTGACCAACTATATGTTGCACCATCCTATCTTGATGGACAACCTGCTCCTCCTGTTAATGTTATTATTAATAATGGTTCTCCTGTTCCAACTAGAGGAACCATCATTTATTTTTCAAGTGACTTATACACTAACGCAAGTCCTGTAATTTCTATTAGTGCAGGAGCATTAGACCAATTTAGATCAATGGCTGCAGCATCAAAGGGTTTAGCTAACTCTATTGATAAATTTATTTCATTGTCATTAGAAAAAGCAGAAATTGCTCCTGAACAACTACCATCAGGCAGTGGACAAGTTAATGGTTCATTAGTTATCGCAGCAACTGTAATGGGACCTGTAACAGGACCATATGGCACTGCAGATAATACTTATATCAATGCAGATGAATATTTACGCTTTGAAGTAAAAGCACAGGGTAACACCAATATTCGTGGGTCATACATTTTACGTATACAAAATTTAACACAAGATTTGTCAAACTTACTAGTGATAGATACACCTGGGGCGTTGGTGCAGCCGTTCTTGCCTGGGACAAGGGTGGTGAATGTTATTGATAGTCAAACAGTAGAATTAAGTGAACCTATACAAAATGAAGTGGCAGATGGGCAAATTATTGTTGTATCGTCAAACTTTGCTGGCATCGTGACGCAAGATGCAGACTATCGTGCTGATAATGATCCACGCTTTACGTTTATTAAACGTGTATCACCATTATCATTTGGATATATTGCAGGTTATATGGCAGGAGACGGTAGTGCACCTAATGGTGAAGCAACAGGTGCAGGTATTCAATTCCCCGCTGCACCACAACAAGGTGATTACTTCTTACGCATTGATTATTTGCCACAAAAATTGTTCAGGTTTGATGGAACATTGTGGGTAGAGATTAGTCAAAATGTTAGAACAACTACAGGATTTACAGCAAGTGATCGTTCACAGTTAAGTGGTTTCATTAACAATGATCAAGTAGTACAAACAACAGATGGTGGATTCATACCAAGTCGCCAATCACTGAGTGATGCACTAAGAATTCAACCTGATATGTAAAGGATAATAAATTGGCAGAGTTTTTTTACGATAAGCAAGTTAGAAGATTTTTAATACAATTTGCTAAGATATTGAGTAATTGGTATGTAGAGGATGGGTTTGATCCTAATGGTAATCCCATTCTAAAACGTGTACCAATTATGTATGGCGATCAAAGTAGAAACGTTGCCAACATTATTAATAACAACAGTCCAAGTAATTTACCTACTGTACCACAAATTACTTACTACATCAGTGGGTTAACTTACGAACAAAATAGAACACAAGATCCTTACTTTGTTGACAATTTATCTGTACGACAACGAACATATAATAATGAAACACAAGAATATGAAAATACACAAGGACAAGCGTTTAACATAAAACGATTAATGCCTGTACCATATCGTCTAAGTGTAACGGTTGATTTTTGGACAAGTAACTACAATCAAAAAATGCAACTGTTTGAACAGTTAGGTGTATTGTTTAATCCATCGTTAGAAATACAAAGTACAGATAACTTTATAGATTGGACTTCATTAAGTGTTGTATACCAAGAAAGTTTAAATTATACAAGTAGAACTATTCCAATTGGCACGTCAAATCCTATTGATATTATGACATGGAAATTTTACATGCCAATATGGATTTCAAGCCCAATTAAAGTACAAAAGTATGGTGTCATTTATAAAGTAATTAATAGTATCTATAAAGGTACCGCACTAAGTGATATGCAAGATGATGAATTATTGCTAGGTACAAGACAAAAAGTTACACCGTATGGTTATCAAGTTTTATTATTAGGTAATACATTACAAATATTACCTGCAAAACAACCACAGTATCCTAGTAATGATACTCTAGAATTACCTCCTAGCCCAAATACTAATTTGTATTGGAAAGCAGTATTAAATGTTTATGGAACGGTACGACCTGGGATCTCGATGATAACGCTAGAAAATCCTTACATGGATACTGAAATCATGGGTACGATTACATTTGATCCTATCGATGATCGTTTGTTAAATTTTACGATTAACCCTGACACAATTCCTGCCAATACATTACAAGCTATTGATCGTGTGGTGGATCCGTTGGCGCAGGGGCCTGGGTTGAATTTGCCGATCCCTACTGTAGGCACACGTTATTTAATTACAAATAGTATGGGCAATGATCAGTCACAAGTTTTAGTATGTGCGGAGCCATCAATATTACCTGCAGGTTCAACTGTTATAACAGTAAGTGGATTGAATTTATCAGCATCAAGTAATTGGATCGATAGTATCGTAAGTGCAAGAAATTCAAGTATGCAAGCTATTTTTAGTGCAGATACCAAAATTATAGCAATTGATACCATGACAAATACGATAACTGTAGATAATCCAACACTTGTAGATCTTGACAATGGTGTTAGAATATTAACTACAACTTATAATATGTCAAGTGCATGGGGTGATATTATGGCTAACCAAAATGATATTATCGAATACAATGGAACAAATTGGGAAGTATCATTTGATAGTCAAGCAGCGACAAGACCTGAATGGGTTGTAAATTTGTACACTAGTGTTCAATATCGATATGGTAGGGATACAGGATGGACAAAATCTTTTGAGGGATTTTACAATCAAGGTTCATGGAACATCGTCATTTAAACAAGTTAAACAACAGTGTTGGTATATTATTTTGCGCTTTAAATACAAATCGTCACTTATTTTTATTACGTAATGATAAGAAAATAAACACTTGGGGATTGCCTGGGGGGAAGGTGGAGCGTGGTGAAAATTTACGTACTGCGTTAGAGCGTGAGTGTATTGAAGAAATTGGTTATTGGCCGAGTGAAGTAAAATTATTTCCCATTGAACAATTTACAAGTGATGATAAACGATTTGTGTATCATACTTTTTATTCATTTGTACAATCTGAATTTATTCCAACGTTAAATCATGAACATTTAGGATATTGTTGGTGCGATAGTCAATTATATCCAAAACCATTACATCGTGGTTTGTTTAATACATTGAATTACGATATAATTCAACAAAAGATAGCATTAATTCATGATGCTATAAAATAAAAAACCCACATTGCTGTGGGTTTTATTAAAGCATATCTTTTTACTGACTTGGAATTTGAATAATTGTCAAGTTAGAACCTGTTTGTGGTGTTGCATTTGCTGCAACAAAAGAAACGTGATATGCGGTTGCATTTGCCATGTTACCAATATTGTTACTGTCTACATAGTCAGGTGCAAAACCTTCAGCATGTGAGTTAATAATACTAAAGATTGCAACATTTGCTGCTGAAGCATCAATACCTTGGATTGCCATTTGTCCTGATGTTAAATTAGCAACGTTTGCGTCTGCTTCATTAACAAGAATACAAATTTGTGTTTGTGTAGGATCTGCAGTGTTTGCAACTAAGAACTTTGATTTACCTTTTTGACGTACAATGTATGCATCACCTGCTGCATAATTGCCTGTTGAGTATTCGATGTTAGCAACACAAAGAATTGTATTACCACCACTGACTGCACCTAAGCCATTAGCACCACCAACGACACCAATATTTCCTACCTCTGTTTGAGCAGGAATACCAACATCAATATTACCTGTTTTTTGAATTTTTAGCTTTGCCATTATAATTTCCTTTAGCTCGTTCTAGGAGCCATAACTACCCCATGTAGTTATGAGTTCACACGGAACAATAGTATTTATCTTAATAGCAAAATTAATATTAGCCCTTTAACTTCAACCCTGTTAGTTCATAATCATCGCCCAAACTACCAACAGGAAATGTATTAAAAGCTAAGCTAATTCGTGTTTGGTTATCTACAACATTTGGAACACTGTGTGTCAAGCTTGATTTGAATATATATAATAATCCTTGTGTTGCAGGTAACCACCAAGAAGGACTATTATAAACATTAAATGTTGCAGGAGGTATACGAAGTTGTTCGTAAGGTTCATCATGAAAAGTAATTTTGTCGTTTTCGGATGATTGTATATAAAACACACCGCTTAATAACGAATTGGGATGTTGATGTTTATGATGATATTGTGTGTGTTTAGAATTATTAGTCCATGATTGAGTTATTCTTAAAGAAACTGTATCTTTTTTAGGGCAAAAAGTTGTTATAAAATATTGATCTATAGATTCTTGAATAAAAGATTTAAGCTTCTTTAATTCTTTGTTTTCTAATATATAATTGTCTAAGCTTGAAGTATTACCTTCATTTGGTCGTTGTGAAGCATTTATTAATACTTTTTTTTCTTTTTTTGTTAATTCACGATCAAGTTCAAACTTACCAACACATTTAGGAAATAATTGTATAATATCCATTACCATACCCACGAAACAAAAGAATATCTTCTTCCTTTAGTTACAGGTCTAACCAAATGTGGAAATAAGAATATACTTGGAAAAATTACCACAGATCCTGCTTTAAGTTCACAAATACGATTATTCATTAATACTAATTCACCACCTTCGTAGTCATTGTTTAAACTACCCAAAATAGTTAAAGTTGGAATACCTTTTCGTTCACCATCAAAAATAGTCGTAATATGATCACAATGTAATCTCATTTTACTTTTAATATTATATCTATTATATCTAATAGGACTATAACCTTGCCAACTATTAAACCATGGTAGTTTAATATCGGTGTTTATATAGCAGTTTAGAACATGCCATAATTTATCTGTTAAATCTTTACTAAAATCGACTAATTCTTGTTCTAGTCCATAATCAAAAATACATTCTAACTCATCTTCATATACTACGTTTTCTTTCTTAACTGTATCGTAATATGCATGTGTAGTCCATAGCTTTGATTTATCTAGTTTTTTACAAAACTTTTTGCAACTTTTTTCATCGATTACATTTGAGTATATTCGTATGTAATCGATGATATTTTCAGACATTTGTGCATTAAAATATGGATCATGAATCATTGCATTTTCATTCATGTCACCTTTTACATATTTTACTTCATCCATAAGTTTAGGGGTTTTTTTCATAATAATCATATTTACATGATATTATGTGTAGTAAAAAAATTACTAACTATCTCGTGGAATTCTTATCCATTCCCTTTTTAATTCGTCAAAATAATTAGCGTATTGTTCATCATCAGGTTGTGGAGGATTAGGTACTAAAACCCATTCTTCTTTATCAATATCATAATAATCATAATGATATTGTTCAGGATCGTAAATAGGTCTTGGAATTGGAGGAATCCAATCCAAGGTATTCTCGTCTAAAATAAATGAATGATGAGGTTTTACTCGTAAAAATGCATCTCTAACAGGATCATATGTATATCCAACACCTGCGTATCGTGTTCTAAAAGAACCATTGTATGATGTTTGTTTCCAATTAGTATGACCACCTGACCATTCAACTAAAAATTGAATACCTAATTCTTCTTTCTCAATACCATTTTCGTCAAGTAAAACTGCATTGTTTACAACGTTAACTTCTATAACTTTATTATTTTCATCTAATTTTGCGAAATGAGCCATAAATTTTTAATCTCCTTTATAATGTAAATGAACCATTTCCTGTAAATGTATACCTATGAACGCCACCTGCACCACCGTTATACGTAGGAGATCCTGTTGTAGATGCTGCTGCAGGGAATGATGTTGACCACTGCACAATTACAATGCCTGAACCTCCTGCGCCACCTGATCGAGCAGGGAATGTGTCGCCTGTAAATTGTGCGGGTGCGGGTGAACCAAAACCATTTCTACCTGCTCCACCTCCTCCACCACCCTGATTTGTACCACCATTTTGCCCTGCGCATAAGGCATTGTTTGGGAAATTTGCTCTAACTGCGGGAGTCAGGCCTGGGGCGACATAAGTACCATTTGGTCCATACCCACCTGCACCACCACCCCCAATACCTCCTGCTGCCATACCACCTAATCTTGCAGTAAGAGCGGGTGTGTTTCCACGTGATCCGCCACCGCCACCGCCTGAATAATACGCACCTGTAACAGGCCATAGTGCGCCTGAACCACCTCCGCCTGCAGTCCATGCTGCTGCATTACCACCTGCACCACCTGCACCCCCGCCTCCTGCGCCACCTTGGTTAATACCTCCTGTAGGAGCGTTGTTACCACCTGCGTTACCTTGACCTTCTACTGCAGGACCACCTTGGAATTGGCGTTGTTGGGAGTACCATCCTCCACCGCCACCCCCACTTCCACCCATTCTAGTCTGCACCCCAGGCTGCTGTGGAGTACTCGCAACTTGCGAGCTTGAAGGTGCTCCACCATACGCTCTAATACTTGCCAACATAACGGGACATTCTATAATAGAATCGCCACCATTTGTGCCTTCTTGTCCTTGTCCACCCGTAGCACCTGCACTGCCACCACCCCCTACAGTAACTGTAAAAACAGTACCTGCTTGAAAATTTTGTGACAATGTTCCTGATAAAAACCCTCCGCCACCTCCACCACCATAACCTGAGTTAATAGGTAAGTTAGGCCCCCCAGGACCCCCTGCCCCTCCACCTGCAACTGCAAGATAAGTGATGCTGTTTGTTTTGCCAGGGGCGGGATTTGGAGCGGGACCTGGGCTTGGGGCGGGTGATGGACTTGGTGAAGCAGGTGTGGTTTTATATTGTTGCCATGACTGCAACGATGTAATTCCTTGTACATTTGAAGTCATTGGAAAAGAATTTCCAATAATATTTTTATTTGGTCTTTCTTTCATATTTTATAACCTAAAAAGTTAAGCTTCCATTTCCTGTAAATGTATAATATCTATACCCACCTGAAGTAGATACAGTAGGAGATCCTGTTGTAGCATTTGCTGCATCGTATGTGTCGGGCCAACGGATAATTACAATGCCACTACCACCTGCTCCTACACCAGCGGATGGTGCTGCAGATCCCCCTCCACCGCCACCTGTATTTGAAGATCCTGCTATTCCTGCAGTATTTCCAGGAGTTTGTGCGCCACCTGCGCCCCCACCACCACCGCCACCACCTGATCTACCTACGGTAGGTCCTTTTGATCCACCACCACCACCGCCACCATATGTGATACCATTAAGCCATGTTGCTCCTCCGCCACCACCACCACCTGCTGATGCACCTAAACTAAGATAAGTTGCGTTGCCACCTCCTCCACCTGCACCGCCACCACCACCTCCTGCTTGGTTAGATGCTTGATTTTCTGATCTGCCACCATTGGTGCCTTGACCTGGGAGTCCTCTACCCCAACCTGCCATTGGGTCACCACCCGCACCGCTTCCTGCGTTAGTTGACTGTATACCTGCTACTGTTCCTGTTGGTCTATTACCTGTACTATTACCTGAACCACCACCATATCCAATGATACTTCCACCTAAAGCAGGGCAGGTTATAGAACTTGATACACCTGAAGCAGGAAAAGCAGGTGCACCACCTCCAACTGTTACATTTAATGTAAGACCATCTAAATAAGTTGTAACATTACCACTATTATATCCACCTGCACCACCACCACCTCTAGAAAAGTAACCTGTACCTGGTCCTGTGGAAACTCCTGGAGAACCTGCGCCACCACCCCCAACAACTAAGTAATCAAACGAAGGTGTTTTATTAGGACCTGAGGGGCCTGGGGCGACAGCAGTTTGTGACTGCTGCATATCTTGAATGGTGTTAATACCTGGGCCAAGGTTACTTGTAGTCGGTAACCCATTACCCGTTATTGCACGATTAGTTTGTGATCTCATAACTATAAAATTTTAGAAAAAATCTAAAATTATTTATCCAATTTCATCATAAGATGCAATAATTGTTCCTGCAGGACTTGCGTTACAATTTGCTTGTAAAACGTCACCTTCATTAAGATAAACACCATTATCCTTACCAACAACAATTAATGTTGAATAAGATGGAACAGTAACATTACCCGCAAAATAATAAACAGTCCCGCTTCTATTAATCATAACATTACAAGTAATATTAGCACCTGAATAATTTCCAACAGAAACTGAGTTTAATTTTAATACTTCATTACTACCTGATGGGTTAGTCACAATATTTGCGGTACTTGATGTAAGTGCAGCTACGTTACTAATTCCATAAATTTGTGTTACATTAACAATATTTGGGTTTGCCATTTTTATCCTCCGAAAACTATAGCCATCGCAATTGCTTTACCTGTGGTTGTTAGTTGTTGTCCATTTGATGTTACATTTCCTGTAAACACCCCTGCTGCTGCACCAATATTTCCAACATTTGCATTACCTGTAGCATTAAATGTACCTGTAATATTTGCACCTGTTGTTGTTAAAATTAATACATTAGCTGTACCACCAACACCCGCAGTAATATTTCCATCCGATGTAGCTATATTTATGTTTGATGTACCATTGGAAATACTTGCTCCACCACCACCTGCTGCTGTTGCCCAATAAGTAATACCATTACCATACGTTGTTAAAACTTGACCATTTGTACCATCAGTATTTGCATACTGAACAGTACCCATAGTAACTTTACCCGTTGTAGTTAACGATGTTGTGCTCAATGCTCCTGTTGCAGCATTAAACGAAAGATTTGCGTTTGATCCTTCAGATACATTACCTGTTGCAGCATTAGCTAAAATAGGATAATAAGTACCTGTATTAACATCACTAATACTAATAAGATCTGCAACATTTGCATGTGAAACATTTAAGTTAGCAACACGTGTTGTGCTTGTTACAGTTAATGGAGCAGTACCTGTAGATACATTAGAAATCAATACAGGACTTGTAACATTAGCACTAAATCTACCCTGTGTACCAATAATGTTTGCTGCAGTTATATCTGCATTTGCATCACGTACTACTACTGTATTTGCTGTTGCTGCAGTAGCAGTATCATAACCATCTAATAAGTCTGCATTTAAATTAGTTACTTTTGTGGTTGAAGCTACAATAATTGGAGCAGTACCTTGTGCAACATTACTTTCAAGTGTGCGACCAATAATTGATCCTGCTGTACCTAAATTACCAACATTAGCATTTCCTGTAACGCTTAGTACACCACCTGTAGAAATATTTCCTGCACTTAAATTACCCGTTGTATTTGATGTACCACTTACATTAACACCTGTTCCTGTGATAGTTAATATATTTGCATTACCTGCAACTCCAACTGTTACATTACCATCTACGGTTGCGATGTTAACGTTTGACGTACCATTACTAATAGATGCGCCCCCACCACCGCCGCCTGTAACAGTTGACCAATAAGTAATGCCATTACCATATGTTGTAAGAACTTGACCGTTTGTACCATCAGTGTTTGCATATGTTACTGCATTGACTGTTAATGTACTTAATGTTCCAACACTTGTAATATTAGGTTGTGCTGCAGTGGTTAATGTACCTGTAAAGAAATTAGCAGTTACTAAATTACCTAAATTAGCATTACCTGATGTGATATTACCTGTTACTGATAATGACCCTAATGTACCAACTGTTGTTAAACTTGATGTTACGATACTTGATGCTAGTGTTGTTCCTGTTAAATTAGCTGCATTTGCTGTAATAGCAGTATTAGCTGCGGAAGTTATTTGACCTTGACTGTTAACAGTAAATGTTGCAACAACATCACCATTACCATAACTATTAGCAGTGACTGTTGTGTTACTAATACTAAACTGTGTACCGTTTAATGTTAAACCTGTACCTGCTGTGTATGTACCTGCACCACTAAACTGTATCCAATTTACTGCAGTCGTTCCAACTGTAGTAACAGGATCAGCCATCACCCATCCTGTGTCATTGTATAATGTACCGTTTTGAACAAATGTAAAGTCACCACCTGCCATTTCAGTTGGTGTATCAAAATCAGTAGCACGTGTAATAACTGTTGAACTTGTGTAAGTATAGATACCATTATGTGCAGCATTGGCTTCGTTCTTAACAAGAATTCTTGTACCTGAACTTGCAATGTTTACACCGTCAATAGTTGTATAGCTACCTGTTGTTGTTAATGTTGCACCAACTCCTGAAGTACCGTTATTGTAAGTGATCGTACCACTAGTAACATTCGCCAATGTGTCAGGTGTTGCTGCTGCAACAGCTGCGTGTGTATGTAATCCCTGTGCAACTTGATCAACATAATCTTTTGTAGCAGCATCTGTACTTGCAACAGGAGTAGCAAGATTAGATATTTTTGCGCCCCATACATCAACTACACCTGTACCACTTGGTTTTAATTCAATATCTTGGTTAGTACCTGCTGCAGCAATTGTTACACTATTTGTTTTACCTAAAATAAAGTCTGTAACAATATTTGCAGATGTTATAATATTACCTGTAGCTTCAACAACTCCTACAGTAGTAAAATTGCCACCACTTACATTACCTGTTGCAGCAATTAAGCCACCTGTACCTAGATTTCCTACGTTTGCATTACCTGTTGCATTCAATGTACCCGCTACGTTAACCCCTGTACCTGTAACAACTACTACATTTGTGTTACCTGCAACAGACATGCTAATATTGCCATTAGCAGCAGGTATATTTACGTTACTGTTACCATTTGATATAAGCGCACCACCTGATAATACATCATATGATATTTCGCCTGTTGTACTGTTATAGTACATGACATTTGCAGTGTTGGCTTGACGTACGGGTTTTACTGTAAATGTGTTCGCAGTGGTTGCGTTTAATGCGGAAGTACTTGCATTAAGTATAATCGTATTATTTGCTGTATCACTTGCTCCTGCATTAGCACCTATCACTATTGAATCAAAATTGCCATCACCTGTTCTTGAATTTGATCCTATAGCGATTCCTCTTGAACCCGCTAAAGTAGTATGCCCAATAGCGATTGAATTACCTGATGATCCATTGCCTCTAGCACCTTGACCAATAGCTATATTGTTAGCATAAACTGCTTGGGCGTTAGTTCCAATTTGAAGAACGTTAGGTGATGGAGAAGTATTACCTGTATTTCCAAGTGATAAACCATATGCTGTAAAGGTAGCTTGATTTACAGTATTTACAACAAGATTAATTAATGTATTACCAACAAATAAATGTGACACACCTGTTTGAGCGTCATAATGATAAGGTGAGTATAATCCACCTACTGTGACAAAATTTGCAGCAGTAGCATTAGCGGTACTGTTAAACGTTCCTGATACATTAACTCCTGTACCTGTAACAACTAGTATATTTGCATTACCTGCTGATGAAATATTGACATTACCGTTAGCAGCAGGGATGTCTACATTACTATTGCCATTAGCTATGCTACTTGAACTAATTGATACCCAACTTAAGTTACCACTTCCGTTAGTAGAAAGAACCTGTCCATTACTACCACCTGTAATAATGACATTTGCCACTGCCCCTAGGTTTGCAGTATTTGAAGCTACAAAATCTACAATGGTTGCACTATTAAAGTTAGCTGTATTTCCGTCTAATTCAAGATTTACTGTTAAATTAGGTACGATAACGTTACCGCTAAAGTTAGCAGTATTTCCACTTAACCCTAGATTAACTGTTAAGTTTGGTACAATGACATTACCACTAAAGTTAGCTGTATTACCAACTATATCTAAACTTACACCTAAACTACCTGTAATATTTGCGCCTGTACCTGTTACAACTACTACGTTTGCATTACCTACTGCAGAAATATTGACATTACCATTTGCAGCAGGAATTGAAACGTTACTGTTTCCATTAGCAATTGATGATCCACCTGATAATACATCATATGATATTTCGCCTGTTGTACTGTTATAGTACATGACGTTTGCTGTATTAGCTTGACGTACGGGTTTTACTGTAAATGTGTTCGCAGTGGTTGCTTCTAAATTCGCACCTGTTGCATTTAAAACAATAACATTAGCTGCAGTTGCATTACCTACACCTGCATTTGCACCAATTAATATGGCATTAGCACCAACATTGCTTGCACCTGCATTAACACCGATTGAAATTGAATTAGCTGCTGCATTAGAACCTGTACTTGCACCAATCGCTATAGAATTACTATTACCTGTAAATCCTGCGTTTGCACCAATTGCAATGTTATAATTACCATTTGCACTTTGTCCTGCTAAAGTTCCAATTGCTATAATATTAGCGGCATTTGTGTCAAGCGTAATACCATTTGTATTTCTACCTGCGTTCCAACCTGCATTTGAACCAATTACGATAGAATCATCATTAGGTGGTTTATAACCTGCAACATTACCAATTGCAATAAATCTATTACCTGAACCTGTAAAAACGTAAGAACTATTAGACCCACCTGCTTCCCACCCTACTGCAACTGCTCCTGTGCCACCCGCTTGTACAATAGAACCTGCACGTGTTCCAACAAATACAGCACCTGTAATTAAAGTAGCACCGCCAAATAATAATGCTTCTGAACCAATTGCGATTGATTCTACAACATTAGCTCCTGCACCGAATCCACCTAAAGCAGCATTTCCAATAGCAATACTATTTGCGTTTGAAAACGCAGAACGACCTAAACTTACCCCACCAGGCCCTGCTTTCGATGATTGACCAATTGCAATACCATAAGTTCCAAATGAATTAGCAGTATGTCCAATTGCAATACCATTTGCAATATTAGATGTTGCTGCATTACCTAAAATAGTTTGTCCGTTAGAATAAACTTTAATAAAGTTACCAACTAAGTTACCACCTGCTGCTACTTGGAATACATTTGCTGTACCGTTTACTGAAAAATCAATGTTGCCACCTGCAGTACTGATGCTTACATTACTGTTACCATTAGCGATATTTGAACTTGATCCACTTGATGGAGTAGACCAACTTAATACACCGTTACCATCAGTACTTAAAACTTGACCATTACTACCACCTGTAATTGTAACGTTACCAACATTACCTAAGTTTGCTGTATTAGAAACTATAATATCTACAATGTTAGCATTATTAAAGCTAGCTGTATTTCCTGTCAATTCTAAATTTACTAAGATGTTTGCATCAAACTCAACATCCCCACTGAAATTAGCTGTATTCCCTGCTAGATCTAGATTTACGGTTAAGTTTGGTACGACAACATTACCACTAAAGTTAGCTGTATTGCCATCTAACGCCTGTGTTGCATTAATCGTTCCTGCAACATTAATACCTGTACCTGTTACAACTAATACGTTTGCATTACCTGCCACACTAATTGTTGCATTACCATTGGCTGCAGGAATATCAATATTACTGTTACCATTAACTAAGTTTGATGGTGATCCTGATCCACTTATAAACTGCCAAAATAGATTACCTGAACCATCAGTTGACAATACATAATTTGCAGTACCACCTAAAATCGTTAAATTACCAACGTTACCCAAATTGGCTGTTGTTGCTGAAAAATTGGCTGTGGTAAGATTAGCATTAACATTAATATTATTAGCAATAACGTTACCTGAAATATTAGCAGTGCTTGCTGACAATACATCAACACCTGTAATATTACCGCCTGATCCATTTCCTGTAACCAATGCAGTTGATGTAAATGTTACAACATTTGCGTTACCATCGACAGAAATAACTACATTACCGTTTGCTGTAGGAATACTTACATTTGATGTTCCATTTTCAATTGATGTAGCTGCTAAATTAGCCCAACTTAAGTTACCATTACCATTGGTTGTAAGTACTTGACCGTTACTGCCACCTGTAATAATGACATTACCAACGTTACCTAAATTAGCAGTATTAGATGCTATTAAATCTGCAATCGTTGCGCTATTAAAGTTAGCTGTATTGCCATCTAATTCAAGATTTACAGTTAAATTAGGTGTTATTACGTTACCACTGAAGTTAGCTGTGTTACCACTTATTTCTGCATTTACGTCTAAATTAGCAACTTGTACATTACCACTAAAGTTTGCTGTGTTACCTGCTAACTCAAGATTTACAGTTAAATTAGGTACAACGACATTACCACTAAAGTTAGCAGTGTTTCCATCTAGTGCTTGTGTGGCGTTAATAGTACCTGCAACATTAATTCCTGTTCCTGTGATAACTAGTACATTGGCATTACCTACTGCAGAAATATTAACATTGCCATTGGCAGCAGGAATGTTTATATTACTATTACCATTTGATATACTTGTTGCAGTAATACCTGTTAATTGACTGCCATTACCTATAAAGAAATTAGCAGTAATATTACCATCTGCGTTTCTTTGTGCAATACTGTTTGCTGTTGCTGTATCGCTTGGCGTATTTCCTTGTAGTGCATTTGCGTTTAAGTTAGCAACCACGGTTGTTGATGTTACAACTAATGGTGCAGTACCTGTGCTTATATTTGATATTAATTGTGGTGCAGTTACATTTGCTGTAGCTAAAACTTCTGCTACACCTAGATTGCCAACATTTGCGTTGCCTGATACATTCAATGTACCTGTAATATTAGCACCTGTGCCTGTGACAACCACTACATTTGCGTTACCTGCTACAGATATTTCAACATTACTATTTGCTACAGGTATTGATACATTACTATTGCCATTACTAATGCTACTTGAACTTAATTGTGCCCAATCAAGATTCCCACTACCATCTGTTTGCAAGAAATAACCATTACTACCACCTGTAATGGTAACATTACCTACATTACCTAAATTAGCTGTATTTGATACACTTAAATCAGAAATTGTAGCATTATTAAAATTAGCTGTATTTCCATCTAACTCAAGATTTACAGTTAAATTAGGAACTATAACATTACCACTGAAGTTAGCTGTATTACCACTGATTTCTGAATTAACATCTAAGTTAGCAACTTGTACATTACCACTAAAGTTAGCTGTATTACCTGCAAGTTCAAGGTTGACTGATAGATTTGGTACAATGACGTTACCACTAAAGTTAGCAGTGTTACCACTTAGTTCACTATTAACATCTAAATTAGCAACTTGTACATTACCACTGAAGTTAGCAGTGTTACCACTTAATTCAAGATTTACAGTAAGATTTGGAACAACTACATTACCACTAAAGTTAGCAGTGTTACCATCTAATGACTGTGTAGCATTGATGGTACCTGATACATTAATACCTGTACCTGTTACCGTTAATATATTCGCATTACCTGCCACGCTGACAGTAACATTTCCGTTCGCTGCGGGAATGTCTACATTACTATTGCCATTACTAATACTACTTGAACTGATTGATACCCAACTTAAGTTACCACTTCCATTGGTACTTAATACTTGTCCATTACTACCACCCGTAATAATGACGTTACCAACATTACCCAAGTTGGCTGTATTAGAAGCAACTAAATCACCTATTGTTAAACTATTAAAGTTACCTGTATTACCATCTAGTTCTAAATTAACGGTTAAATTACTTGAAACATTAACAAAATTTGCTGATGCTAAATTACCTAGTACCGCATTACCTGCACGAATGTTTGCATGTTCAGTAAATGTTACTACTTCGCTTGAAATCGATACTTGTGAACCAAAACCAATTTCCGCATTACTTACATCCCAACCCATGAATGCAACTTTTGCACTAGTATCATAATAGTTAAGTGCAGTACCAACATCTTTACCTGTGTTTGAAGTTAATGGTGCGCCATTTGGTTCTACTTGTAACTGAATAATTGGATCTTGTACTGCCAAGTCAGTGACATTGACATAAACTAAATTACCATCAACAGTTAAGTTACCACCAATTACAGCATTACCGCTGATGTTTAAATTACCACCACCAATAATATCACTTGTGATATTTGCAGTGCCTGAAACATTAGCACCTGTACCTGTGACAACCACTACATTTGCATTACCTGCTACAGATATTTCAACATTACTATTCGCTACAGGTATTGCAACATTACTATTGCCATTACTAATGCTACTTGTACTAATTGATACCCAACTTAAGTTACCACTACCATTAGTTGAAAGGACTTGACCATTACTACCACCTGTAATAATGACGTTAGCTACATTACCAAGGTTTGCAGTATTTGCAACGATTAAATCTGTAACATTTGCACTGTTAAAATTAGCTGTATTTCCATCTAATTCAAGATTAATTGTTAGGTTTGGTACTATAACATTGCCACTGAAATTAGCTGTATTACCTGTCAATTCTTGTGTAACATCTAAGTTACCTGTAATATTTGTACCACCACTTGAAACTACCAATACGTTAGCAGTACCTGTAGAACTTATAGCAATATTTCCATTGGCTGTAATCCCAATGTTGCTATTACCATTGGTGATTAATCCAACGTTGCTATTACCTGTTACCGTAATTAATGGTGATTGAACACTTGTGCTAAAATTCGCTGTATTACCTGAAATTTCGTTATTAACTGTTAAATTAGGAACTACAACATTACCACTGAAGTTAGCTGTATTTCCATCTATTGATTGCGTAGCATTGATAGTACCTGATACATTAATACCCGTACCTGTTACAACTAATACATTTGCGTTACCTGCCACACTTACAGTGACATTTCCATTTGCTGTGGGGATATCTACATTACTATTGCCATTACTGATACTGCTAGTACTTATTGCTGCCCAATCAAGTGCGCCACTGCCATTTGTCTTTAAGAAGTAACCATTACTACCACCTGTAATGGTGACATTACCTACGTTACCAAGATTTGCAGTGTTAGCTACCACTAAATCAGAGACATTTGCACTGTTAAAGTTAGCAGTATTTCCATCTAATTCAAGGTTTACGGTAAGGTTAGGTACGACAACATTACCACTGAAATTAGCGGTATTACCGCTTATTTCTGCATTTACGTCTAAATTATTAACCTGTACGTTACCACTGAAATTAGCTGTATTACCACTTAATTCAGTATTAACTGTGAGATTTGGTGCAACTACATTACCACTGAAATTCGCTGTATTACCTGCTAATTCAAGATTTACAGTAAGATTTGGTACAATAACATTACCACTGAAGTTAGCGGTATTACCACTAATTTCTGAATTAACGTCTAAATTAGCAACTTGCACATTACCACTAAAATTAGCTGTATTTCCACTTAATTCAGTATTAACTGTGAGGTTTGGTACAATGACATTGCCACTGAAATTAGCAGTGTTTCCATCTAGTGATTGTGTGGCATTAATCGTACCTGATACGTTAATTCCTGTTCCTGTAACAGTTAATACATTAGAATTAGCGTTAACAGAAATAACTACATTGCCATTTGCTGTAGGAATGCTTACGTTGGATGTTCCATTTTCAATCGACGTAGCTGTTAAATTAGCCCAACTTAAATTACCACTGCCATTAGTGGTAAGTACTTGCCCATTACTACCACCTGTAATGATAACGTTACCAACATTACCTAAATTAGCAGTACTAGATACAACAAAGTTACCTATTGTTGCGCTATTAAAGTTAGCAGTATTGCCATCTAATTCAAGATTTACAGTTAAGTTTGGTACGACAACATTACCACTAAAGTTTGCTGTGTTTCCATCTAGTGCTTGTGTGGCATTAATAGTACCTGTAACGTTTACACCTGTTCCTGTAATAACTAATACAGTATTACCTGCTGAAGAAATGGTAACATTTCCATTAGCCGCAGGTATAGATAAATTACTTGTTCCATTTGATATAACATTAATATTACTAATGCTTACTGCAGTATTTGATGTAATTAATAAATTATTTGCACTAGAAATTGATGGTGAATTTGAACTTGTACTAATAAATGAGCTAGCAGTAATATTACCCGTTGCAATAATTTCCCCACTTGTTCCCAAATTACCAACGTTTGCATTACCCGTTGCATTTAATGTACCTGAAACATTAATACCCGTACCTGTTACAACTACTACATTTGCATTACCTACTGCTGAAATATTAACATTACCATTAGCAGCAGGTATATTTACGTTACTATTACCGTTACTAATGCTACTAGTACTAACTGATATCCAACTTAAATTACCACTACCGTTAGTTGAAAGAACTTGTCCATTTGAACCACCTGTAATAATAACGTTACCAACTGCACCGAGATTGGCTACACCTGCAACAACCAATCCTGTTGTACCAAGATTTCCTACATTAGCATTACCCGTTGCATTTAATGTACCTGTAACGTTTACGCCTGTTCCTGTTACAACTAATATATTTGCATTACCTGCTGATCCTAAATTAATATTACTATTTGCAGTTAATGTTAATGCACCATTACTTGTAATAGATGGTGCACTTGTGCTTGTACTTACAAAAGCATTTGCAGTAACATTTCCGCTGAATGTACCAAGCACAGCGTTTAAACTATTGGTAATACTAATATTACCTGCATTGGCAATATCACCTACCACTGACAAGTTTGCGACGTTTGCATTACCTGTTGTATGTAATGTTCCCGCTACATTAATTCCTGTCCCTGTGACAACTAATACATTTGCATTACCTTCTGCAGAAATGTTAACATTTCCATTAGCAGCAGGGATATCTACATTACTATTGCCATTGCTAATACTACTTGTGCTTATTGCTGCCCAATCAAGTGCACCACTACCATTTGTCTGCAAGAAATAGCCATTGCTGCCACCTGTAATGATGACGTTACCAACGTTACCTAAGTTGGCAGTATTAGAAGCAACTAAGTCCCCTACTGTTAAATTATTAAAGTTACCTGTGTTACCGTCTAATTCTAAGTTTACAGTTAAGTTACTTGAAACTTGAACGAAATTTGCTGATGCTAAATTACCTAGCGTTGAATTACCTGCACGAATGTTTGCATATTCAGTGAATGTTACTACTTCACTTGATATCGATACCTGTGAACCAAAACCAATTTCCGCATTACTTACGTCCCAACCCATAAATGCAGTTTTTGCACTTGTGTCATAATAATTAAGCGCAGTACCAACATCCTTACCTGTATTTGATGTTAATGGTTGATTGTTTGGTTCGACTTGTAACTGAATAATTGGATCTTCTACTGCTAAATCAGTTACATTAACATAAACAAGATTTCCATCAACAGTTAAGTTTCCACCAATGACTGCATTGCCACTGATATTTAAATTACCACCACCAATAATATCACTTGTGATATTTGCAGTGCCTGAAACATTAGCACCTGTACCTGTAACAACTACTACGTTTGCGTTACCTACTGCAGAAATATTGACATTTCCATTAGCAGCAGGGATATCTACATTACTATTGCCATTGCTAATACTACTTGTGCTTATTGCTGCCCAATCAAGTGCACCACTACCATTTGTCTTTAAGAAGTAGCCATTACTACCACCCGTAATAATGACATTGCCAACATTGCCTAAGTTTGCTGTATTTGATACTATTAAATCTGTAACATTTGCACTATTAAAATTAGCTGTATTTCCATCTAATTCTAGATTAACTGTAAGGTTTGGTACTATTACGTTACCTGAGAAATTAGCTGTATTTCCACTAATTTCTGAATTAACGTCTAAGTTAGCAACTTGTACATTACCACTGAAATTAGCTGTATTTCCATCTAATTCTAGATTAACTGTAAGGTTTGGTACTATTACGTTACCTGAGAAATTAGCTGTATTTCCACTAATTTCTGCATTTACATCTAGATTATCAACTTGTACATTACCACTGAAATTAGCTGTGTTACCTGCTAACTGTAAATTAACGGTCAAGTTAGGTACGATGACATTACCGCTAAAGTTAGCTGTATTTCCACTAATTTCTGCATTTACGTCTAAGTTGGCAACTTGTACATTACCACTAAAATTAGCAGTATTGCCACTTAATTCAAGGTTTACTGTTAGATTTGGTGTTACAACATTACCACTGAAATTGGCGGTATTACCTGTCAATGCTTGTGTAACATCTAAGTTACCTGTAATATTTGTACCACCACTTGAAACTACCAATACGTTAGCAGTACCTGTAGAACTTATAGTAACATTACCATTAGCAGTAATTCCAATATTGCTATTGCCATTGGTGATTAATCCAACATTGCTATTACCTGTTACCGTAATTAATGGCGATTGAACACTTGTGCTAAAATTCGCTGTATTACCTGAAATTTCATTATTAACCGTTAAATTTGGTACAATAACATTACCACTAAAATTAGCTGTATTACCATCTAATGATTGCGTAGCATTAATGGTACCTGACACATTAATACCTGTTCCTGTAACAGTTAATACATTAGCATTACCTGCTACACTAATATTAACATTTCCATTGGCTACAGGAATGTCTAAGTTACTATTACCATTACTAATTGGAATTGAAGAAGTTATTGCAGCCCAACTTAAGACACCATTACCATCTGTTTGTAAATATTGTCCATTACTACCACCTGTAATAATGACATTACCATTTGGACCTAAGTTAGAAATTCCTGTAACATTAAGATTAGATTGAGCATTGATAATATTTGCGCTAATAATATTAGCACCTGTTATATTACCACCTGATCCACCTCCTGCAACAATACCTGTATTTGTTACAGTGATTACGTTTGCAGTTCCATTAACTGAAAATAGAATATTTCCATTTGCTGTAGGAATTGCAACATTACTTGTACCATTAGAAATACCATTTGCGCCTGATGTGGCAGCAGCCCAAGTTAGATTACCATTACCATCAGTTTGTAAAAATTGACCATTACTTCCACCAATAATGGTCAGGTTCGAGACATTTCCTAAATTCGCTTCGGATGTGACACTAAGGTTACCTATTAAGGTGTTACCTTCTATGTTATTATTTGATGCAGTAAGTTTTATGTTTCCTGCAGATAAACCATTCTTAACGTTAAAATACTTTTGTGTCACAGTTCCATATTCCCTGTTTTAATTTTTATATATGTTAAATGAAATATTATGTTTTAATATACATAGCCACAACATTAACTAATGCGTTTGCACTACTTGATGTTGCGTACAATTTAACATTTCCTCCACTTACATTACTTGTTAACTCAATAATATCAGCAGTATTATTACTGCAAATACTACCGTAAATTGTGATATATGAATCAGAACCATCCTGTACAAGCAATGTTTCAACTGATTGATATCCATCATCACCTGATGCACTTATCACATACTTAGCAGTTCTATAAGTTCCTGTTGCAAATTCATCAACAACTGTATTTGTTGTAACTGCAACATTTGTTCTAGAACTATTAATACCACCTGACACACTTACGTTAGATAATGATGTATTACCTGATACGTTCAATGTACCTGTAATATTAGCACCTGTACCTGTAACTACGACAATGTTAGCATTGCCACTTACAGACATTTCAATATTACCGTTTGCTACAGGTATTGCAATGTTACTATTACCATTACTGATTTCGGATACAGTAACTTGTGCCCAATCAAGTGCACCACTACCGTTTGTCTTTAAGAAGTAATTGTTACTGCCACCTGTAATTGTAACGTTTCCAACATTACCAAGGTTTGCTGTATTAGCTACAATTAAGTCAGAAATGTTTGCACTGTTGAAGTTAGCTGTATTACCATCTAATTCAAGGTTTACAGTTAAGTTTGGTACAATGACATTTCCACTGAAGTTAGCAGTGTTCCCTGCCAACTCAAGGTTAACTGTTAGGTTTGGTACTATTACGTTACCTGAGAAGTTTGCGGTATTTCCACTTAATTCAGTATTAACAGCTAAATTAGGTACAATAACATTACCACTAAAGTTAGCTGTATTACCTGCTAGCTCAAGATTTACAGTAAGATTTGGTACAATGACATTACCACTGAAATTAGCTGTGTTACCTGCAAGCTCTAAATTAACGGTAACATTATTAGATGTTACGTTACTTGTAATTGATGCATAGTTAGCAGATACTAAGTTACCAAGACTTGCATTACCTGCACGAATGTTTGCATGTTCAGTAAACGTAACTACTTCACTTGATATAGATACTTGTGAACCAAAACCAATTTCTGCATTGCTTACATCCCAACCCATGAATGCAACTTTTGCACTTGTGTCGTAATAATTTAATGCAGTACCAACGTCTTTACCTGTATTAGATGTTAGTGGCTGACCATTTGGTTCTACTTGTAGTTGAATAATAGGGTCTTGTACTGCTAAGTCAGTTACGTTAACGTAGACTAAATTACCATCAACAGTTAAGTTACCACCAATTACCGCATTACCACTGATGTTTAATTCGCCACCACCAATAATATTACCTGTGATATTTGCATAACCTGCTACATTAGCACCTGTGCTCGTTACAACTAGAACATTTGCATTTCCACCAACCGACATTTCAATGTTGCCATTTGCTGCAGGAATTGAAACGTTACTATTACCATTACTAAGTATTGATACACTAACTTGTGCCCAATCAAGCGCACCACTACCGTTAGTCTGTAAGAAATAGCCATTAGTACCACCTGTAATCGTAATATTACCTACGTTACCTAGATTTGCAGTATTAGCTACGATTAAGTCAGAAATGTTTGCGCTATTGAAATTAGCTGTATTACCGTCTAATTCAAGATTTACCGTAAGATTTGGTACTATAACATTACCACTAAAGTTTGCTGTATTACCTGCAAGCTCTAAATTAACTGTTAAGTTTGGTGTTACGACATTACCACTGAAATTAGCTGTGTTACCTGCTAATTCAAGATTTACCGTTAAGTTTGGTACAATAACATTGCCACTAAAATTAGCTGTATTTCCACTTAATTCAGTATTAACTGTTAAGTTTGGTACAACGACATTACCACTAAAGTTAGCAGTATTTCCTGCTAATTCTAAATTAACTGTTAAATTAGGTGTAATAACGTTACCACTGAAATTAGCTGTATTTCCACTTAATTCAGTATTAACTGTTAAGTTTGGTACAACGACATTACCACTAAAGTTAGCAGTATTACCTGAAAGTTCTACATTAACCGCTAAGTTAGCAACTGTTGTATTACCACTTACACCTAATGTACCTGTAACATTTGCTCCTGTTCCTGTAACGACAACAATATTTGCATTACCTGCAACTGACATTTCAATGTTGCCATTTGCTGCAGGAATTGAAACATTACTATTACCGTTAGCTATAATACTTGAATCAATTTGTGCCCAATCAAGTGCACCACTACCATTTGTTTTCAAGAAGTAGCCATTACTACCACCTGTAATAGTGACATTACCAACATTACCTAAGTTAGCTGTATTTGCAACGATTAAATCTGAAATATTTGCACTATTGA